CATAGCTTGTTCTACTCCGGTAGCGGTAGTCTGAGATAATTGTTGTCCCATTCTTTGTGGGTTAACACCAATTACTTCATATGCTTGTTGCTTAAAGTAGTTTCCAAGTTGAATTCTTGACATGAGCCTATTGGTTTGCTCAAGATCAAGTTTTTGAAAATGCTGGAAGTTTAATGCATTCTCTGTATTTGTAATAGATGTATCAAGAGGAAGAATCTGGAAGTTTTTCATTGCAACATATGCATTAGCATAATTACCTTTACCCCAGTCTTCACCAAGTGATTGTTTACAATATTGTATCCAATTTGATATGGCTTCATTAAATCAATAAGAGCAGTAGACTTAGTATTTCTATCAGAGAATACAGCTCCTTCTACTGGAAGTTTACAACCATATAATGATGAGTCACCTTTAAATTGGAATTTAAGTGGGCCAATATGATTCTTACCAACTCCAATATAAATAGGAGAGAATCCTCCAGGATTATTCATACCCCAGAATGAAGGAAGATTTGGACCAATCTTTACCCCACCCCAAGTTTCATTAATCCAGATCCAATCAATATGTTCACCAAATACAAGATTCTCTTTAGTTTTATTTTTAAAGAGTCTTGTATCATATATTGGCTTTTCAGTAACTGAGTAATCTTCAGTAACAATCTCATTAATAACTTCTCCTTCTTCTGTAATTTTAGTAAGATGTCCTACTTTTCTTTGAGACTTCCAATATGCAGTAGTTACTCTAAGTAAGAATGCAGTACCTTGATCAAAGTAATCTTCTCCTTGTGATAAGATTTGATTTATAATATCTCCACCCTCATATACTGATCCGGCAACTGCTGAAGTATATTGTCTGTATGCAAGTGATGGCATATTAGTATTCCATTCATGAGACTTAGTAGCATCATAGAATGACCCATCATTTTGCAATCCACCAATGTTATAACCTGCAGATCTAATTGGATAAATTGCTTCAAGAGCTGCTAACTGCTCTTCTGTCATCATGTATCCATATTTATCAATAACATCGGCAACAGTAAACATATCAATTTTACCTACCCAGTTACCTTGAGAAATATATCTAGCATCTGGAGACTTATGATAGAATACAACAGCAGGATTCCAAAGTTCTACTTCATAATCATCTTCCATCATATGGAAATGCCAGAACTCTCTATCTGTAATAAGTGAATCTCTAAAACCTCTTTCTTCTAATTCATCCATACGGAATCTTTCAACATCTACTTTATGTTGATGTGAAGCCCACTGTTCTATCATTGATCTATAGTCTTTCTTAAAGAAAGATTCAATCTCAGGAAGTGTTTTTAGATTTTCAGGATTTATTTGCTCTTGTGCCTCTGGAGAATTTGGATCTAAACCAGCATCTAGCATAGCAGTTACAATTTTCATTTGAGCATTGGCCATAAGAGTTTCCTCAACCATTTTTCTTTTTTGCTCAATCATCTCATTATATGAGAACTCATCAACTGCTCTGTATGTAAGTTTAGTAGTTCTTTTTGCAAATTCAGCTACAAGAACATTAATAACATTTGGAATAATAGGATAGAACTTAAGTTCTAATGCTGTAGGATCTTCTCTAGTAAGTAACTCAACAACATCTCTATATTCATTATTTTCTTCAACTATATAATCAGACTTATCAATAATACCTTTTGCAAGCTTATAGTTTTTCATAAGCCTGCGTGCATTTCTACGGATTTGTTTTAAACCATTCCACTCAAGCCAGTCAAGATTCCAAGCTGCCCATTCTTCATCCTTATCTTTCTTAGGAATAAATTGAAGAGGTTGGGTAACACTACCCATCCTATTCTGTTCAACTTTTGCTCCCTTTTTTAACTGTAAAGCATTATATACCTGCATATCTATTATTTTAAGTTCTTAAAGGCTGACCTATTAAAAACTTGACCATTAATAACTTTACCTGATCCACCCATATGACGGAACGGGGTTCTATTTAATTTAAACAAATTATCTGACTTTTGCAAGTTTTTAGAAGCATCATCCATGATAACTCTTTTAGAATAACCTCTATTAGCTTGCTGAATTCTCATAAATGCCACAAGTGCTGCAAATGATACAAGTCTATCCACGTTGACTCCATCAGCATACTCCTGCATTTCTTTAAGTAACATTGGGTCTGGAATACGTTCTATACCATATTTAGTTCTTACAATAGTACCATCAGATTTAGTTTCTACATCTAATTCTTCTTTGCAGTATTCAATAGTATAACTTAGTAAGTGTGCCTTAAATAATGTACCGGTATTTTTCCAACCATACTCCTGGAATACATTAGCATTAGCACCTAAGTCTTTTAAAAATAATATCTGACTTTTTGGTACTAGATATCTTTGTTTTTTTCTTGATATCATATACTGAATGAATAGTGAAATGTTATTCTCTATTACTGTCCAAGCATTATACCATTCTATAATTAGTTCTAACCTTTGGTGAGTTTTATTAATATCATCAAATCTACCGCACCAAGCAGCTACAATTTTATCCGGTTCTATATATGTTTCTGTTTCTCCCACAGTTACTTTAGTAACTTCTACAGGAGCTTTCATGATATAGATAGAACATAGTGATTCTGATGTTGTTGTCTTACCTTCAGAAACAGGGTCAATAGATGCATAGTACTGTCCAAAGGTAGGATCTTTAATTGGTCTTTCCCATACAACAAGTACACCAGTTTTATCTTCTGTCTTTTTACTTATTGGAAATTCTTTAATAGGTTGTTTATCTGTAGGTTTTACAGCAACTTTTCCTGTCTCATCAGTATAAATATCTAAATACTCATAAGCATATTCTTTCTCTTCAATTCTTCTGCTCTGAGCAGCAACCAAGTGAGTTGGAAATATTGATACAGATCTGTGTGCAAAAGCTTCTTGGATATTTCTAGGATGCTGAGAAATCCTTAATTGATAGTCTTCTGGAGAAAGTTCTTTTTTCCATTGCTCAAACTGATCATCTAAGGCTTTTAATGCTTCTTCTACAAGTGAATTACCAAACTCATCTATGTATGGAGGCATTGACCACTGCTCAGGAATAAACAAACCTGACAAACCTATAGTTCCTTTATTATCTATAAGATTAGTTTCTACAGCATAAATATCTTTAGAGAGTGGATTAAGAATCATATCTCTCAAAGGATTACACTGAGACAAGTCACCCACAGATCCTGCTGCAATAAACATACCTGTAGTTACCATACCTGAGCGCATGGCCGGACGCATGTACTCATATGTCTGGTCCATCTTAGGAGCAATACCTGCTTCCTCATGGAAGAAGTATTTTACCGGACCCCCTACACCATTTGTTGGATCTTTCTCAAATGACATACCTTGTATAGTACCCTTGAGACCAACTTCTGTTTTTCTATCTCCTTTTCTTACTTCAATCTTTTGTTGCCACATCATTACCTTGTCTGGAGACATAGGTCTATACCATGCTGTATGTTCATTTAAGAATGCCGCATATTCCTGTAAGAATTTCCAGGATCCTTTCTCATTGATATAATCTTTAAGACTTGCTCCCATCTTAAGTGTAACCCCTGCTTCAAACCATTGCTGATTTATAAACTTACCCATATGGTAATAAGATGATGCAATCTGACGTTTCTTTAAAATAGCAGAATGTTTATAGTTTAACTCAGCTAATAACTCATATAGAGCCATGTGATACTGTGCATCCCTAATCTTAGCAAAGTCAAACTTCTGTTGTTCTTTATCAAAGATTGGTAAAAAGTTAAGCCACATGTAATATTCTCTTGCAAGAAACCATGTGTTTTCATCCTCTTTTACAATTATCCCCTTCCTGCATTTTGCTTTTTGATCATCCCAATAGGATATGAAGTCTTTTGATTTGAATGGGGCTGTGCAATATACTCCAGTATCTCTAAATCTTCTTGACTCAGATACAAATACCTGATTAGTTGTACTGTTGAATCCGTAACTACCGGGTTCTTTGAAAAGCCCAAATATGAAGTTACTGAAGTCCTCTCTGGATTCAAAGCTTGTTGTTGTCCATGTTCCATTGTCATAGGTTGATATGTCTTGATAAATCTCACTCATAATTAACTATCATAAGCAAGCCCCTGGCCTCCGCGTACTTTACTTGACTGCTCATCCTGTAAGTCTTTATAGACTCCTTTAAATGATGCTCTAATCTGGTCAAAGTTTTTGGCTGCAGCAACTAGTGAATTAATGTTACCATCTCTACCTGCAGTAATCTGTGTTGTCTCCATATACTTAGCTAATCTATCTAACATAGATTTCATACCTTGATATGCTCTTGAAGTAGGAGTTTCATACATTCTTTTACAAAACTCTAGTGCAACATAAATATCAGCATCTTCAGTTGAAAACTCAGCTTCAATTTCTTTTAGAATAATGTGTTCTTTATCTATCTCTGGAGTATGAAAGAAAGGATTCATATCCGGATTGGGACATGTCATGTAGAACAAGTAGAGGTATATTTTAATATAATCTTCTGGATATTTA